CCACAAATGTTTTAGCCTCATACATAAATGCACCAATACAAGCAGGAACATATTTTATTCGCGCAACATCTTTTGCATGGATGGCAAGTAACCAAACACAAACACCAACAGGAACTTATTTATTGACATGGAACGGAGTGATCACAATCCCTACTGCAAATCCGAGTCCAACTCCATCAATAGAACCGACACCCACGATAGAACCAACACCAACCCCAACACAAACAGAAGCCGAATCACCTACACCAACCCCAACACAAGAACCAACGCCATTACCAAGCCAAGAACCAATAACAGATAACTCGCATGACGAAGCGATTTCTGTTGAGGTAACTCCAGAGATATCACTAACGCCAGAACCGACACAGACAGCAACGCCAGAACCAGAGATAACTGAGCAAATAGTTGAACCAGAAACAATTGAAACTCCGATCATAGAACCTGAATTAAGTGTAGAGGAATTGCAAGAACAAATACAAGAACAAATCGACCTAGAATACATTGTCGAAAACACGATAGAATTATCCATACCAACCTCGCTGGAAAATATTCCTGGAATCACAGAAATATTTGCTGCAACCGAAGCCATACTAAATGTTGGATCAGACATGACACAAGAACAAAGGGAAGAATCACAATCTGTTGTTGTCGCGGCTGTCGTTTTGACACAAATTTCTCAAATGGCAAGTGTTACTGCGGGCGCTTTTAGAACAAGGAAGTTAAAATAATGGATTGGGTTAAAAAATATCTTATTGCGTTTGCATCTGATGTTTGGACTTATGTTGGTTTGCTTATTGCTTATTTTACTTTGGATGGTTCAGCAAAAATTATCACCGGTTATTTAATATTGGGTGGTTTATGTATTTGGTTAATTTCGTTGCCATGGCGTGAGGATTCATAATGTGGATTCTTACTGCAGGACAATACGCGGGCGCTTTGACAGCAATTTTTTTGTTAGCAGGTTTATTGATTAATTGGGTTGTTTTAAAACCTTTAAAACTTTATATCGATCAAGCAACGTATCCTATTAACCCAAACGCAAATGGCGGAAAATCGTTGCCAGATGCAATTGCTGGTATAACAAGAATTGAACAAAAAATGGAAAACATCGATATTCGTTTGACACGCCTTGAAAGGGATCACACACCTATTCCGTAATTTGTCATACCTAAGGTATAAATTCGTTATACACCTAACGAGAGGACAAATACATGGGTGTTATAAATGTAGAACAAAACGTTCTACAACAATTAATTAAAGAAGCAAGCGAAGCAGAATATCGTTGTGCGCAATGCATGGCAATATCTTGTTCATGTTATGAGGATGTGATTGAACCTGATGGGATTTGATTTATCACAATACGAAACAGTTGATGAACGATTACATAAATGGTTTGAAATTAATCCAAATGCACGCGTTTACACCGAACTTGTGTCTTGGTCTGACACACAATTTATTGTTAAAGCAATGATTTATAAACATTCTGATGATTTAAATCCAATCGCCACCGGTTATGCCGAAGAACGTGTTGGTTCATCAATGGTAAATAAATCATCGGCTTTGGAGAATTGTGAAACTTCGGCTCTTGGTCGCGCTTTGGCTAACGCAGCGGTGAGCGCCAAAGGTAAACGTCCAAGCGCAACAGAAATGGATAAAGCCGATCGTGTTTCAGAAACAAAACATATTGGTGGACAACCATTTTCAAATGGTGCGAGTGAAAAACAGATTGCTTTTGTTAAAACAATTTGTGAAGATGCATTTATAAATTCAGGGTGGCATAACAATCCTGATGGTTTATTACATGTAACAGAATGGTTGGGAAACAAAAGACACATAACCTCGTTTAATGACTTGACTAAAAAAGAAGCAAGTCAAATCATTAACGACAAAATGGGAACACAAGGAATCACGAACCTTGTCAAATTCCTACAATCAAAACAACCTGCTGATCGTGATCCTTGGGAAACACCCAAAGATTAATATTGAAAATGGTATAAATGTTAGAAGCACTTATTTTGGCTTTATTTGGTATTTCACCTGAACCAGTTGTTTATGAAGATGTAATACGACAAGATAAAGCCAGAATAATTGCGGTTTCTGCGCGAACTCGCGATTATGTAAAATATGCACAATTTAAGATAGATGATGATAAACAATTTAAATGTTTTGACAAATTAATGGAACGTGAATCAAACTGGCGAACAAAAGAAAACCCACAATATGCGGATAATCCTAATTCCAGCGCATATGGGATTCCTCAAGCGTTGCCGGGACATAAAATGGCATCAGCCGGACACGATTGGGAACATAACCCAATAACGCAAATTAGGTGGGCTTTGGGATATATTAAAGACCGGTATGGTTCACCATGCGATGCTTGGGAACATAGTCAGAAAAGAGGCTGGTATTGATGACGGACATATTCATTTTCATATTTTTTACAGGTTTTTTTCTTGCTTGTTTAATCACTTTGATTGTTATTGGTTTTTATTCATTGTGGGCTAACATCAAGGATTTACAAGACAATCGGGAAAACGATCACCGGATTTTTAAATGAGTTTAAAAGATGCGTTGAATCAACCTTATGAACCAAAAAGACGTATTTGCACAATGGCGTTAATTAAAGAAAAATTATCAAAAGATGATTTGGTTGCGTTAAATCAAGCCTTAGACGATGAATCAATTCCAACTGCTTTTATTTATCGTGCTTTGAAATCTGAAGGACACATAATCCACGACAAATCTTTGGGTCGTCATAGAAGAAAAGAGTGCCGTTGTGACTTTAAATGATGCATTAAATAACGAAATGGATGATTCTGAATTAAATAAACAAAAAAAACCTTGGGCTGAGATTGGCCTTGATGGTGGAGAAATTTACACCGGTGTTTTAGATTCACCAATATCTGATGATTGGTCACCAATTTTGCGTTCATTTGGTTTAGACCCAGATGTGTTTATGGTTGTTGATGACAAAGTCAAAATGTCAAAATGGCAACAATCACGTAGAACCGATGATGGCGATCGTGATGTTGTTTGGTTATATTCTTACAAGGCTGTTTTTAAACGTAAATCGGGTTATCAATTAACTGAAGAAGATGTTCAAGAATTTCGTAAAAGTTTATTAAAATGGAAACCAACCAAATTTAAAGCAAATAAATCTGCCGATGCTTCAACAACTTTTGTTGTTAATTGGGCTGATTGGCAATTAGGCAAATCGGCTGGTGGTGGTGTTGATGCAACCATCCAACGCGTATTAGATTCATTTGATAAAACAGTTGATCGTATTCATGAATTAAAAAAATCAGGTCGCAACATTGACCATATTGCAATTGTTAATATGGGAGATCCAATAGAAGCATGCACAGGTCATTATGCATCCCAAGAATTTTCTGTTCAAGCAACTCAAAGACAACAATTGTTGTTGGCACTTGATTTGTGGACATTGGGAATAAAAACCATTGCGCCTCATGCGCCAAAGGTAACGTTCATTTCAACGTTGTCTAATCATGGCGAATGGCAAAGAAGAAATGGTAAAAATTTTACAACGGATTCAGATTCCGCTGATGGATTCCTTGCTGATGCGTTGCAACGAATATTTGAAGGAACTGAATTTGTAACCGATTGGGTTATTCCTCATGATGAAATGTGTGTTCAAGTTGAATTAAGTGATGTTCCAGTTGCTTTCACTCATGGTCATAAAGTTACTGGTAAAGAAATTGAATGGTTACGTGGACAATCAATTCGTTTGTTACGTGATCACAATAAAGAACCAAAACTTTGGGTAACGGCTCATAAACACCATGTCAAGGTGGATGATTTTGGAATGTGGTGGCGTTTTCAATGTCCAAGTTTAGATGGTGGTTCAAAATGGTATGAGGACATGTCGGGTCTTTGGAGCACTCCTGGAGTTTTAACATTTTTGGTTGGTAAACATAATGTTAATAATTGGTCGGATATGGCGGTGTTATGACATCGGAAGAATTAGCCAAAGCAATTGGTCATACGATCGCAAATGTTCAATCACGTATTTTAAATATTGGCGCACAACAATACGATGATGGACATAAACAAAAAATTGAATCAAAAAATATTCCACAAGTTTTAGATGAGGCCCTTGAAGAATTGGATGACCTTTTGGCGTATATTAGTTTTACAAGAATTCGGGTGGCGCGTCTGCGTGCGTTGTTATCCGAACATGACCCGATTGTTTGACCCGCCTCTGGTCAAATGATCGTTCTGCAGGCCCTCACCCTTCCCTAGGTGAGGGTCTTGCTCATTTCTATAGGTGCATCGTTTTCTTGCGTAATTTTGCCTTTAAAACGCGTTTTTGACACGTTCTTGACCCTTAGTTGCAATCTCAGTTGGAATGTGTATTGTTATACACGTAGAACAACCTACAAGAAATAGAGGCGAAATGTATTACAGAGCAGAAACTATTGATACAAGATACGATTTACATTTTGGTCAATTAGCAAGTAAAACAGAAATAACTTATCGTTGCGACGGTTGTGCTAAACAATCACATAACGAACTAGAAGTTAGATCAATCTATTGGAATAAAGATGCTTTCCGTAATTTTTGTTCTATTGATTGCGCTAACTTATACGCTGATAACAAGTATGAAAAAGGAATAAGTCCTTGCTCATATAGTAATAAAAAACGTTATGTTTTTGATTACAACTTCAAAACTAAATATGTTTTTGAAGATCATTTTGCTTTATCAAAAGATGAAATGATTCAAGCAACAAATTGGTTAATAGAAATATTTAATCAATACGATGTTTTATTTCAAAAAGATAATCGCGAGTGGTATATCTCAAGTGAATATAAAAGCGATTATATAGAAGTGATTCAACAACTAAGAGAAAAGCACATTTTTGATTTTAGTAAAGAATCACACGCAATCTATATTGCAAACAAAATAAAAGGTCTTTTTTGGGGCAATCATATTCATCTAACAGATCACTTAAAGTCTGATAATGAAATAAAAATACCAACTTTCACCTTAAAAGATTTAATAAATCGATAACAAAAAAGGAATTTAATTATGTTAAAGATTTGCGATAAGTGCGGGGATCAAAGTTATCTTAATTTGATTAAAGGTGACAAAGATCTACTTAAATTTATTGGGATAGGAATTTGTCCTGATTGCAATGATAAAAGAGAGGAAAAATAAATGATTAAAGCAGAATCAATCAACGAATTGGTGGCTTTGATGCGTGATAAATGGGGTGACAATGCACCGGAAGCATTTGCCGGTTTGTTGTCCACATTAATTAATGATAATCAATTTTACGCATTGATTAATCATTTAAAAAAGGAAGGATAAAAATGACAGAAAAAGTAAATAAAGAAAATTTAATTGCGTTGCGATTAAATAATGAACAAATGCAAGCGGTGAAACAATTTGCCATTCAACACAATGCAAGTGTTTCCCAAGTGATTCGATCAGCAATTGAAATTATGACAGGAGCAAAACAATGAGTAATGAATCAATGAAAAAACGTAAATCAGCCGAAACATTGGTTAAATATTCTTGGATGCGTGAACATCCAGCGTTTTTGGGAACTGATTGCGAAATTGGGGTTATTGATTGGGAAACAATTAATGATTTCAAATGGGAATGGTCATTTCAACAACAAATTTTGATTGAAGTTTTCAAATTTTTGTTATTGGAAGAATCAAATGTTTCATTGGATGATTTGATGGCATTAAATCCGGTTGATCGTCAAGCCGTAATAATGGCAATAAACGCCAAATTTTCAATTAATGATTTAAACGAAAACTTGGTGTAATTATGGAATGTCCACATGGTGAACCACGCGGTGAAATGTATTGTCCTTTTTGCCGGAACGAAAAGGGCATTGTTTTTATTCCAGCGCATAAACGTAAGCCTGTGGATTCAAATGGTGTTAGGGTGTCGGCGAGGCATCCTAACACTTCACACATGGCAGCAAAAAAAGCGTTTCCAAAATCAGGAACCAAAAAGAAAATTGTTTACGATTTGATTAAATCCAAAGGAATGTTTGGCATGTGTGATCACGAAATTGAATTGGAATTAAATTGGACTCATCAATCGGCATCTTCAAGTCGTAACGCATTAATGAACGATTGTTGGGTAATTGATTCGGGTTTACGTAGAACAACACCTCAAGGTAATGATGCGATTGTGTGGATTTCAAATTGATGTGTTATAAATGATTTGTTACAGAGGTTCGATTTAAATCTTTGGCACGTTCTACAAACGTGTAAACCTGCGTTAGATGCAGTTAAACTTTCTTGCCAGTAAATGCAAGCGTGTAGAACAAAACGATAATCTACGAAAATGATTGATGACATTAAAACGGATCGCCTAATGTTGAATTTCAAAATCGATCATTTACATGGCGCGATTAATCCCTTGAGGATTCCATCATTGACCCCATACGGAAATACGTCGGGCGAAATCATTGAATGGTTGTTTTAATAGCCATTCTTTGCCCAGCCGGTGAATGTTCGAACGAAAATTTGCATATGTCCGTTTTGTCAAGGTTTGATTCTAACTGGATTCCTAACTGGGTTTGACGATCCTTGATAGGTTCGAACGCTTGTTCGAAAGTTTATAACGATTTGATAACAATGTTGAAATATGTGTTTTTAGGCTTGTTTTCGTATAACAATCATCTTAGTATTTGAATATGAGATTAATTGAATCAAACGAAAAAGTATCAATTAAATGGTTCGTATGGAATGGTGGAAAAAGATACGAACGTAATAATGAAATTAAATGGGGTCAAGGTTATGATTTCGGTTGTTCATGTGGTCATGAAAGCAATTTTGGTGCAGCCACATTAAAAACAATTCAAGATGCAATTTGGGATCACAAATTTTATGTTCACGATTACAAAATAAAAGGGGCAGAATAATGAAATACGTTCCAACTAACGAAAAAGTTAAAATTAAATTGTTTGTTTATGCTGGTGATGAAAAAATTCCTCATACATCACATATGGCTGGTGAGTGGGGTTGGGATTTTGAATGTTCATGTGGTTATAAAAGTTCAACTGGTGGTGCTGTTAGAAATTATGTTTTTGAATTGATTAAAGAACATAAAATGTATGTTCACAATTATGAAATGACATCAAAATTTCTTCAACAAATCGAGGCCAAATAATGCCTTTAATTAAAAAGAAAACCACCAAAATTGGTGATCAAACAATTTATGGTGAAATCAGATTTACGAAATGGATTGAATCAGGTGGCAAATTAATTCATGAAAATGTTTATGTTGTTGATATTAATATTCCAAGAAAATCAATTAATGGCAAATTCAGTTATTGCATGTCATTGTTACATAAAGTTTTCGAATCAAAGGATGAAGCGAAATCATTTTTTGATTTGGAATACAAAAAAATAATAAAACAAAAAAGAGAGGCAAAATAATGTATCAAAAACAAATAGCAACATTGCGCAATGCTTGGGATCAAGATGTTTTGACCCGATTGGTAACAAACAATCAATATCAAATCGATGAAACAAACACCGATTTATTATTGATTTCAAAAGAACATTATGTTCAAATTCATTTTAATTATGAAAACACAAAATATGTGACCATATATGAATTGGATGGGGACATTATTCAATTGGGTAAAAAAATTACTCATTTCAGTTTGGACAAATTTTTTACACCTGAAATGACAGTAAAAGTTTTACATAACGCCATAACCGAATTAGAACACGTCAAAGAAATTGATTGGTTTGATCGTGTTCATGGAATGGTGAATTAATTATGAACAATAAAGTTAAATGCCCAGAATGTTTTCGTGTGTTTGATTTGTTTGATGAATCCGATCACGAAGAAATGATTTTTGGACACGATTGCGAGGTTCAATAATGACGAAAAAACATTTTGAAGCATTTGCAACTGCTTTTGGATATCAATTGCGTTTCATTGATCCAAAAAATGATGAACAAATCAAAACGTTTTGGTTGGTTGTTAAAACGTTTGAAAATACAGCAAAACAATTTAATTCAATGTTCGATGCAAAAACATTTGCAAATTGGATTACAGATGTTGCTGAAAAACGTAGGGATTTAGACGGCAAAAAAATCAAAGGGGCAAAATAATGAAAATCAAGACACGTTATTGGAATATTAGATTATCCGATAATGAAATTGATCGAATTGTGAATAGTTTGCATATGCGAGTGGCAAATGATTCCGATTTGCAAGATGGTTTGAAAACCGAATTTATATTATTGGTTTCCAAAATATTAAGTGAACAACACCACGACAAAATAAAAAGAGGAGCACTTAAATATGAAGATTAAAATAGCAATTTCGGTTGTAATGGGTGATGAACGTTTTATGTTGGAATCAGTTAATGAAATTGATCCACAACAAAACGATTATCAAAATGTGGCGATTCAACAATTGAATGTTTTGGAACATCAAATGGAATCAGCCATTGCACCATGTTTTTGGGATCACGACATTGTTGAGGAGTTAAAAAATGCAGAGGGTAAATGATTTTATTCAAACATTTAAAAATTGTTTTGATGAACACGAACCAATGATCTGCATGTTTTACACATTTGATGAATTTGAGGATTTTATGGATTCATTAGACATCGATGAAGATAAACGTCCAATGATTTGGGAAAAAACGGTGGAACGTTTTGGATTAAAAGCGTTTAATGATTGTGAAAACGCAATGATTGGCGAGATTGAAAATTTGATTGAGCAGGTGGCAAAATGATATTTGATGACGTAAAACCATATTTGGATTTAGGTTGGTATGTCATGTTGTTACGTGATAAATCAAAACAACCACATTGGTCTATGAAACGTGGATTTCATGATGCATCAAACAATCCATTTATTGTTCAAGATTGGTTGAAATTGGAAACCAACACAATGAATGTGGGGATCGCATGCGAAAAATCGGGGTTAGTTGTTGTTGATATTGATTATCGAAACATGACAGCCGAATCTTGGGCTTACGCCAAAGAATTATGGGCTGACACAATGACAGTTGAAACTGGCGATGGAATACATTTGTATTTCAATGCGCCAGCCGGATTA